TCACCTTCCAAAGAAGAAAAACTTATCTCATACCCGTGAAGCCGACCCCCATTAGCTGTGCTTATGCTGGAGCCTGCCGTGCCTTGGCTATTAGCTGGGCTTATGTCCCCGAGGTTGCGGACTTGCTATTAGTTGCGCTTATACTGGGGTTCTGCGGTGCCTTGCCGTGCCCGATGAAGGTAGCTTGCGGTGCCGTGCGGAGGCGCCGTTGATGGGGGGAGGGGGTTGCTTACAATTTTCCAGTCTGGAATGTGTATTCATAAACCGCCCCATAAAAAAATACCCCCCTCATAGCCCTATACCCAACCAGCTACCTGTACTCCTTAAGGAGTGTTGTTAAGTTTTTCTTTGGCCCTAAGGATTGTTGTTAAGTTATCCTTTGATTTTGGTTATACCTTATTTCTTTTGCCCTACGGGCAAGAAACTCTTTAAGGCTTGGACTCCTTAAGGAGTATGCTTTGAGTCTAATAAACTATAAGATTGACAGTCAAGTTTTATTTTCATTTAATTTTTAAATGCTAGAGGAAGCGAATGATAAAGAGGCATTGATGCAGGAGATCCAGGGTGCCATCTGGGAAGTAGCCGACAAGAAAGAGATCGCTCAGGTGCGGAGTCTGTCTAGGCACAACCCCGAAAAGGTAGCCTCGATCCTTTATTTGTATAGTACTGGCAACAGCCAGACCAGGATTGTTAAGAAGTACGGTATAGACAGGGAGACAGTCATCAGCGTCCTGTCGGACTACACGGATCACCTAGGGAAGTTCAGGGACTTAAGCGGCAAGATTGCCGCAAAGAGTTACCTGAATCTGTCTAGCCTAGAGGAGGACCTGATTAACTCAGTGCGGGAAGACCTAGAGTCAGGGGAGTTAAAGCCTACGGTCAGGGACCTAAAGGAGATTTCTATCTCGGTATCCAATGCAGCTAGGCAGGCATTCACTGCTCGTGGCGAGGCCACGCAGATAACTGAGGACCGCCAGGTGATTACACAGGAGGACTACGACGAAACAATCAAGGCAGCCAAGGAGAGAATCCAGAAGCTTAAGCAGGCAGAGGTAATCGAAGTAGAGCGACTTGATTAATATTTTATCATTAGATAAAGCCATCCTTTAACTATTGCGATAAAATCAATAAACATTATGAAGATAACAATTGAACAACACAAAGAAATTATTTCGCTGAGCACTCCAGGGGATCATATAGCTGCAAGTGAAATGGCAGAATTAATGTCCCGTATGTGCCACGCCTTAGGGTATCACTCACAGAACATAGGGGAAGCATTCTATGCAATTGGTAACGATATAATCGAAGCAGATGAGCACTAAAGGAAGCGGCCCCCGAAAGGGACACAACGCTGAGAAGCAGCGTAAAAACTACGACTGTATTGATTGGAGTAAGAAACCATCTGCACCCAGGACGGAGCAGCCTAGATCTAAAAGTACGGGGAAGCTTGCTTCCCCTGAAAGTAAGTAATGCCAATTAGCTTTACAGAGCACCCGATCATTCGGCCTCCTACAGACGAGGAGATAGTCCTGCTTGGTGAGCAGGACCCTAAGTTATTGGCTGCACTGCACGAGGCTCACGAAGGACGGATACAAGCAGCGGAGGAAGACCCTATACGCTACGGCTTTGACCTAGCGGGATGGGACAGAATACGTACGGGATTACGTACAAAGAATGAAGTACTTGCACTAGGTGGCAACAGATCGGGCAAGACTACTGGCTGTGCCAAGATGCTTATGGAAGCCGTCACGGAAAGTATGGACGGGCATATCGTATGCTTCTCTCAGAATGCAGATACCTCTATCAAGGTACAGCAGTCCGCTGTATGGGAGATGATGCCCAAGGAGTTCAAGCGAAAGACCAAGAGCGTAGACGGCTACATCAACTACTCTATGCAGAATGGCTTTACAGCTTCTTCGTTTATCTTCCCAGATACTAGGACCCGTGTAGACTTCAAGACCTACACGCAGTACAGTAATAACCAGACGATCCTAGAAGGCTTTGAGTTCGGGTTTAAGAAACCAGTAGGGTTGAATATCGGCGCATGGCTTGACGAATATCTAGGTGACGCTGCACTGGTCAACACCCTACGATTCCGTTTAGCTACCCGTGACTCCAAGATGCTCATCGGCTTTACGCCGATTGACGGATATACACCCTTTATATCAGAATACCTAAAGAACGCTGAAACGTTAAAGACCCGACCCGCTGCACTACTAAAGAACAAGGCAGTACCTGTTGAGCAGTACAGCCCTGGCAGAGATGCAAGAGTTGTGTACCTGCACTCAGACGAGAATCCTTTTGGGGGTTACGAGCGTATAGCCAAGGACCTAGTCAACCAGCCTGAGTCAGAGATAATGGTACGTGCCTACGGCGTACCAGTGAAATCAGCAAATGCTTTGCTTCCTTACTTCAATACAGAGGTAAATGTACTTAAGGAAGAACCGAACAAGTACAAGATGAAGTTCCCCGACATTTCGGATAAGTCAGAGTTCACCTGCTATCAGGTAGTTGACCCTGCTGGTGCAAGGAACTACACGGCTATATGGGCAGGAGTAAATGAGCTAGGGGAAGTATACATCCGAAAGGAGTGGCCAGACCGTGGTACCTACGGAGAATGGGCGATATTCGGTGACCCCAAGTGGAGATATGGCCCTGCATCTAAGAAGGTTGGCCTTAACGTAGAGGGATACTGCGAGCTATTTAAAGAGATTGAAGAAGACCTAGGCATTGAAGTAACCGAGCGCATTGGTGACTCAAGGTTCTTTGCCAAGGAGAATGAAAACAATGATGATCTATTTACATCCTTCTATGACTTTGGTCTAAGCTTTATCCCGTCAAGCGGGGTAATGGAGGAGCAGGGCATTACTGCCCTCGATGATTGGTTTAACTACAACCCAAATGCAGGAGTAGACCTATCGAACCGACCGCTGTGCTACATACACGAGGACTGCGGAAACCTGATCGACAGCCTGATTAACTATAACTCGCAGGGTAAATCAGACGAAGCACTAAAGGATTTCTTTGACGTGATCCGATATCTGCGAATGTCCAACGGTGGAGAAGGTCCAGACTTTATGACTGACTCCTCTATGCAAGCAACCAGAACAAATAAAGGAGGATACTAATATGCCTAAGAAAAGATTAACAATAATTGCAAAAGAGAATAACCTAGAACTGGAATACCTTTCGGGGCTAGTAGAAAGTAAACTACCAGAGGATACCGTCACTGGAGTTGGTAGGGGTCGATGGATTAACGAAGAGGGACAGGCAATGCTTGAGAAAGCAATTGACATTCCTGAGCTTACGCCCAAGATCCTTCGTGGAGTCGTGCACTCCAAGGCACCAAACAGAAGTTACCTGTACGTCTATATCAAGGAAATTCAAAAGAAAGTACCAGTGGTTATTCCAAGAAAACTTGAGCATCATTTACTTCCTGGGAAGAATGTAAACGTAGAGGTTATTACTGATGACGTAGGTACATCTTATCGCTATGTTAAATAAAAATGGAAGAGGATGACATAACTTTAGATCCAAAATGGATCGACGAGCAGGTCAACAGACTTGCTGGCTGGGAGTACCTAAATCGTTATGTTAGGCATCAGATTGATAAACCAATGCGTCCACAGGAATTATGTGATAAAATTGGAGTTTACAAGGGACATATCCACGACATAAGTAAATCAGTAAAAAAACAATTAAATGCAAAATAAATCTACCTTTGAAGCTTTGACTTACGTTGAGGATTCGCCAGACATTTCCGCTTTACGCAATGCCTACGACCAAACCGTCAATGAATTAGAAGCTTATTTTGATTTATGCCGTACTAGTTACGATGACCGACGCAACTGGTGGCCAGGTAAAAGCCGTGATCACCGCAAGCACGGAGCAGATGCCTTCCCTTGGGAGGGAGCATCAGACACAGAGAGCCACGTTATCGACGAGCGCATTACCCGACTGGTATCTTTGTTTGTATCTTCATTGAACCGCTCAAACATTCGTGCCTACCCAGTGGAGTCCAATGACGTAGCACGGGCAGAGATTGTATCTTCCTTTCTGAAGTGGATGGTAACAAGTGGTTACATCCCTCGCTACAAGCGTGAAATGGAACTAGGTGCCAACTACTTACTTGAGCGTGGTCTACTTATTACTTACGTTGGCTGGCACTCAGAGGACCGCCAGTTCCTACAGAAGCTTACGCTTCAACAGATTGCTGAGATGGACCCAAATATTTTTGGGGCTGTGCAGTCAGGAGAGAATGACGATGAACTAGTGTTCATGCTTCAGAATATCTTTGACGGAGTAACAGATAAGCGAGCAAAGAAAGCACTCAAGGATCTACGCAAGTTCGGGGAAGCAGAGCTTCCTACAGTTCGCCGTCAGATTGACGCACCAGAGATCAAGACACTGGCACCAGACGGAGATTTCTTTTTTCCTGCCTATGTCACAGATCCGCAACGTGCACCTTACTGCTTTTGGAAAACTTACTATACGGCTCAAGAGCTTGAAAACAAAGTAGCAACAGCAGGATGGGACCCTGATTTC